GCTAAAGTTATGAAATCTAAAGTAATGGTGAATGGTAGTTATTTATATTGGAAACCTATAATAATGGATAAACGTGATCTTTTTTGGAGAACCGATAAAGAAGGTGAGTTAATAGATGGAACTAGAAATGATATTTATTCCACACAAACACCATTCAACATCAAGGATACCATAAGATTTCCACCATTTGAATTCTTTGAAGACATACAAGGTATTATCCGTATGTTTTTATGTGACCCCGTGGCGAAGAAACTAGATCCTTCAATTTATGATCTAATATATCCACATCTTATACCGGAAAAAAAATTATATAATATATACGGAACAGTCAAATACGTACTTGCTAATAAGATGCTCGATCATTTGTACGTTGAGCCTACTGTTGATTACATAGTTGATCGATTTGTGATGTAGGGCCAGTAACCAAAATGATAATAGCAGGTGTTGACGAAGTAGGTAGAGGTCCACTCGTTGGTAGCGTCATAGCGGCAGCAGTTATCCTAAATCCACTTAAACTCATCGATGGGATTGCCGATTCAAAAACGTTGTCTGAAAAGAAAAGGATCGCAATAGCTGAGCAGATAAAACAAAATGCTACATGGGCTATTGGTGAGGCCACTCACGATGAGATTGACGAACTGAACATATTGCAAGCGACAATGCTGGCAATGAAGAGAGCAGTGGATGGGCTGACCATCAAACCCGATAATGTATTGGTTGATGGAAATAAAGCCCCCGATTTAGGTGATATATCTTGTAATGCTATCGTGAAGGGAGATGCTAAAATACCCGCCATTAGCGCTGCATCGATCTTGGCAAAAGTGTACAGAGATGATCAGATGAGATCCCTTCATGAAATATACCCTCAATACGGTTTCGACATACACAAGGGGTATCCCACGAAACAGCATATGAAGATGATACAAGAATACGGACTTATTCATGAACATAGAAAAACGTACAAACCCATACGTAAATATTTGTAATTCTATCACTCCTAGGAGTGATGGACATAGGTTCAATAATTATTTTTCATTCTTTTATTCTTGACTAAGGAAAGGCTCCAAATTCTGACGTGTCTTCTTAAGAAGATTGGCCAATCTAGCCCGGTCATCTGGAGATAGGAATGCTATCTGACATAGAACGTCTTGGCAATTCCTGGTCTCCTGTTGAGCCAAAGAAAGCTGTTCCATCATTCGCTCCATTTCTTCCTTATACTCTTCTTTCATTCGCTCCATTTCCCTGTTACGAGCCTCAGATCTTTCCCTCCTACGAGATATTTCTTCCTTATACTCAAGCTCTCTACTCTGATACGAAAACATCTCCGACCGCAACCCTTCACACTCGCGATTTAAATCCTCTATCCTCTCATTCTTAGCTTTCACAATCTCTTTCATATACACAGCATCACGCTCCAACATACTATTTACACCCAACAACTTATCCACTTCTGAACTAAATTTCTTATACACCTCCTCGTAAAACACACGAGCTCCAGGTAGCTGGTTCTTGTCCAAAATTATCAACTCCTTATGATTCCTAAACTGGATAGCGTTACCCTGGAAATGACCACGTATCTCGTTCTCAGCCTCTACCTCATACACATTATCCACAGGCGAAAAGTACTTCAGCTGCAACGTGCTAGATATAAGGTTTCCGTACGTTTTTATGTGCTCACCCGTCCTCCTCTTCAGGTCATTGGTCCTTCCCCATTTGAATAGGAACCCTTTCTTAAAAGGTCTCAACTCCTCGTAGTGTTTACGGAGGTCTACGATCTTACCTACGTTGAATAAGTATACACAGGGCATCGATGTTATGCACGTTGTAAGGACATCTTTGACCATTTGAGCGTTTATGCCTACTATGTCTGCTGCCACATCGATCCTTTGCTCGGTTGTGCCGAGATGGGCTGTATAGACGATGAGTCCTGCCCAGTCCTGGAACCGGTAAGCGGTACCTGAGCGCGATGCGAAGATGATCTTGAGGAGACCGTTGTAGGTTATGTACGTGGAAGCTTGATAAGCTGCCATATTCTGCTCTGACGGTCCCGTAGAATCTACGGGACCGTCAGAGCAGAATACTTCATATTCTTGTGGTTCTAATAAATGTGATATATTTTTAAGTAAGTCATCATTTTCAAACACGTGAGCCACATCTCTACAGCTGAAACGTATACCTTCTCTACTTCTGACGCCTCTCACCTCCACCTCATGTACGTTGTCTTCAATGTCTCTAAATTTTTCATCTTCGTTGAGCTCCAATAGAGGAGGTAGCGGTTTGTACTTGTACGCGTTCTGGTTACCTGTTAATCTTGGGAGGTTGTTATGTACCCATTCCTCGGATATGAGGATTTTGGCTTTACAGTTTTCAGGTGTAGCAAGAGCCCATGTATTTGTTCGTTTGCTGTGTGTGGCGAACCAGTATTGGTGTGCAGGGATGTTTTTCTTTTGAATCGTTTTCCTGGGTTCTCGTATGCAACCTACGAAGAACGGCCTGTCAAATGTGATCAGGTCGGTGAGTAGGTATACGTTTGAGCCTTGGAATGGTATTGTGTTTGGGATGTGTTGTCCTTCTGTTAGACCGGCCATTTTTACATATTAAGTTACTTTGGGAAGAAAAAATTCAATTAATAAAGTAAAATTTGTATCTCCTAAGAGATATAAACTTTATTATTCCTGCCCAGTCCTGGAACCGGTAAGCGACGCCAGAGCGCGATGCGAAGATGATCTTGAGGAGGCCGTTGTAGGTTATGTATGTGAAGGTTGGGTTACCTCCAGTATTCTGCTCGGGCAAGACCGCCCAATTGGGCGGTCTTGCCCGAGCAGAATACTTCATACTCGGTGCTATCCAACATCCTAGTTATATGTGTATCTAAGGTCTCCATCTCAAACACATGAGCTACATCTCTACAACTGAAACGTATATTTTCTCTACTTCTGACGCCTCTCACCTCCACCTCATGTACGTTGCCTTCAATGTCTCTAAATTTTTCATCTTCGTTGAGCTCCAGTAGAGGAGGCTTGTAAGCGTCCAGGTTACCTGTTAATCGGGGAAGGTTGTTATGTACCCATTCCTCAGATATGAGGATTTTGGCTTTACAATTTTCAGGTATTGCCAGAGCCCACGTATTTGTTAGTTTGCTGTGTGTGGCGAACCAGTATTGGTGTGCAGGGATGTTTTTCTTTTGAATCGTTTTCCTGGGTTTGTCTATGCAACCTACGAAGAACGGCCTGTCAAATGTGATCAGGTCGGTGAGTAGGTATACGTTTGAGCCTTGGAATGGTATTGTTTTTGGGATGTGTTGTCCTTCCGTAAGACCGGCCATTTTTACATATTCGTTTGTTTTGGGACGTTATTAAATTTTTTCATCTTCGCTTGGGTACTTTTCAATTTATCATCATCCTTCAAAAATGGCTTCAAATGAAAAATTTTGGATGTATGATGTGACTCAGTTGTTCAGATCTTTCGATCTACTTCCGAATCCTGAAGACAGCCTATCAACCAAACTAAATACGATCACACGTCTCGCTCTGATTGTATGTATCGTGATAGCTGCCTACAAACCGGTCCTCGCGTTCAGCACATTAATTATAATAATGGTTGTTACCATGAGTGTATATTCTGGTACTACACCAGTCCCAACAATTGAGAGATTTGAAGCTCCTGAATCTCATGAATCCAATCAACAATTATACGAATTCATGAGGGAATATAATTCTACTCGATACCCAGACCACCTCAATAAAATGGGGTTCCCTTCCACACAAAAGAGGTTTTGCAATGACGCTGTTCCTTTCGAATACGGTCCTAACCATGTATCGCTAAATCAGGAACTGGTTGGAGGACCTAACCCCAAGACAAGAATACCGCCACTCATAGCCGCACCATCTCACGACCTCGATTCCTGGCGGAATAACGATTTCGCTGTCCATTCTCAGATCAACAAGGAGACAAATTTCGATGCTGAGAGATCTGGTTATAATTGGGGTACGCTTCCAACTAAATGCGAAGAATGCATGTATGTGCCATGCCAATGTAAGGTGCTGCATGGTAGTCATCCTCCAAGAATACATCTCCCTGAATTGGTAGAGGGGTTCAGAGACTTCCAACGTGGTGCGCGTGGAGGAGATGTACAAGGTGATGGAGGACGTAGAAGACCTGATGTGATGAGCCCTTCCCAACGTAAGATGTACATCAAGAATCTGATTAATGATGTAGGAGAAAATAGACAAAATAAACCATTCATTAGGAAATATGTGAGAGATGTGTTCTTAGATAGGCGATTGGGTGAGGTGAGTGATATTGAGATTGATGAGATTATCGCTCAATTGATGGGTAAAATCTCTACTTCTTCCAAAAACCAAGACGAGGAGCTTCAGATGATCCCATGTTTCGAGAGTCCTAGACGCGACAATATCATAACACAGACGATACAACCAGGTGTATTTCAGAAATCTCATATAGGCGAGCCAATTCAAAGTAACATCGGTATTTCATATACTCAGGAATGGGGACCAACAGAAGTACAGGAGACTGACGATATGATAAAGTACACTATGTACGATCCCGGAGATACAATAATCACACCCCGAATCAAAGAGGAGACAATCGGACAGGATCATTCTAATGTTTACGACCCTAGATTCACAGGGTACGGTACTAGTTACCGATCTTATACAGATCGGTTGACAGGTCGCCCAAAGTTTTTTTACGACGACGTAGACGCGATAACCATGCCTAACTATGTAACGCGTAGTAAAGTTGATGTGTTTCCATGGGCAAACACATACGGTCCCGACAAGATGATGAGTGTTAGTGAAGGTGATGAGTACAGACAGTTGGCAAACAACGCTTTCACTGATTCAACTATCGCATTCAGAACAGAGCTTCAAGAACGATTAATGAGGAAGCGTAATGCTGAATTATGGCAGCGTAGAGCAGCACCAATTTCTACTATGGGACGTTTAGGTACCTCTATGAGGTCATGTTTGTAAATTCATTTTTGATATTATCGTTGGTTAGTGCTTAAAATTTTTACATGTGAGGCTACCTCTGTAAAAATTATCTTTGCGTCTTAAAAATGACAACTACTGGATCAAATATCACTAGCGGATTTATTGATCTTGCCACTTTCGATGAGATTGAAAAATACCAATATGGTTCCAACCAAGCTTTCGCGTATTTTGTCAGAGAGACCCGTAAATCGACCTGGTTCACTCAAGTACCTGTCATCCTATCCAGATCATCTGGCGCTGCTGGTTTTAACCAGGAATGGTCGGTTTCCATCTCTAGAGCTGGTGACTATCTTCTACAAACATGGCTTCGACTTACCATTCCTTCTGTTACCCTTTTAATAGGGAATCCTTATGGTGCCGAAGGTAGAATCAGATGGACCCGCAATTTTATGCATAATCTGATAAGAGAGGCATGTATATCCTTCAATGATCTTGTAGCTGAAAGATTCGACAATTACTTCCTAGATTTTTGGTCAGCCTTCACCGTGAGTGCCAGCAAACGAGTGGGTTACGATAACATGATAGGTAATGTGGACAGCCTCATATCTCCTCACGCTCCTGCAGTCCCATTAGTCAGCCAAAATCTCAATCTACCTCTTCCTTTCTTCTTCACACGTGATACTGGTGTGGCCCTCCCAACTGCTGCTCTACCCTACAATGAGATGCGTATCTCATTCAATTTCCGCAACTGGACCGAGCTCCTCATCCTTGAAAACAGCGTTCCCGTAGCCGATGTAAACCCAGCGTCTGTACCTGTAGTTGGCACTGACATCGCCGCGGCGCCAGAGCTCACTAATATCCAGGTATGGGCAAACTACTCAATCGTGTCAAACGAAGAACGTAAGAGAATGGCATGTGCACCTAGAGACATCCTAATCGAACAAGTACAAACAGCACCACGACAGAATTTCACACCACTCACTAATCCAAATCAAAGCTATGATATTAGATTCTCACATTCCATTAAGGCTCTCTTCTTCGCTGTCAGGAACATTACCAACACAAACATTTGGTCAAATTACACAACGGCATCGCCAGTACCAGGTGCTCAAGCAATTATCTTTGAGCCGCCAGGTGCATTTGATCCTATTACTAATACAACATTTACATACGAAAACACAAACCGTCTTAACCAAATGGGATCTGATTACTACTCTTTAGTTGAACCATTTTACAAAGCTCCAAGTATTCCAGAACCAACAGGGTACCACATGTATTCATACTCTCTGGCATTCCACAATGTTGATCCACTCGGGTCCACTAATTATGGTAAATTGACCAATGTTAGCGTTGTGCCTGCCGCATCGACTGCTGCTATTGTGGGTGCTGGTGGTACTGGAGTTCTTGGAACAGGTCAAGACTATCCACAAACATACGAGTTCATCATAATTGGTTTGAACACAAACATTATAAGGATTTCAGGTGGAGAAAAGAAAGGGCTCCACAACAGGTGCGGGTGGGATCGTGAGGTCCCGAGGCAGCAGCAATACGGACTACGTCCTCATATGGTTGCTTGTTGCTAATGAATCATGAACTAACATGATACCCTGGTAGCATCTAGTCGGCCACTATCTCGGGCCACGCATGGCGTGGTGGGATGGTGGTGGTACGGGGACGACGGTCCCCACCTAGGCGTCGGCATGTGCCGGTGCTGAACAGGCTAGGCGAGTGAAAACGGTCAAAGGTCACACCTTCTGGGAAAGGGGTGTGGGTAAGACCGTCGGTTCAAGGATGTCGAGAGATGTCCACTTTGGATCGCTACAGACTGGGTCACTCGCCGGTCAGGACCACGATTCAGTGGAGCTGGCTCAATGTTCAGTCGGTCCCTAGTAAGCGCAAGCGAGCTAGTTATATGGAAGAAAACAATCAACTGAAAAGGATGGTTGTAGGAGCCATATAAGGTTCATTCATGAATCGGAGATGTAATTGGTTTCCGTAAGAAAATTATTACGGAAACCAAAAGCAACACCCTTGGATTTCCCGTACTATGAGCACTTGGACTCCGTAAAAATATTTTTATACCGAAAGGTATAAAAACGACTTAAGGAGTCCGATAGCTATTGGTAAATAAAAGAAATGCCTAAAATGATAACTCAAGAAGAGGTTAATTTTTATAAAGAGGAGATAACGAAGTTAGGGCACATATTTGTGGCTCTACGCAGCTTCAATAGATGTGAATTTATATGCGGTAATTGTGGTTTAACAATCACAGGAAATCGCACTTTAGCTATTCATGATGAAAATAACAATAGATGTATGTACTGTCATGAATTACAACCATCTAAGATACTAGAAAATAGTAAAAATAAGGATCCTTGTAAGGGTATTAGACAACATAAGAAGGGAAAAACGAAAAATACCGTTGTTTTCGTTTTTGAATGTAGTTCATGTAGCAAAAGATATGAAAATGTTTGCATAGATAGAGGATGTTTAGACTGTTCATCTTCAAAAAGGACCCAAACGAATATAACAAAATATGGTGCTGGTAATGTCTTCGCAAGCAATGAGATTAAAGAAAAGATAGTCAAATCAAACCAGGAACGATATGGCGTAAACTACCCAATGCAAAACAAAGAAATAAAGAAGAAGATGAACGATACAAACATTGAAAAATACGGACATAAATACGCTTTCAACCAACCTTACGTTTATGACAAGATACAAGCTACCCATACCAAGAAGCATGGGACACCGTTCCCTCTACAATCACCCTCTATTCGCGACAAGATGAAAGAAAACTCACTCACCAAGTACGGCACCGAACACCCATGTCAAAACGCGAAGGAACTAGAACGCAGATTTAAGCTCATGTTCCGATTGAAGGAATACACATTCCCATCAGGGATCACGGTCAACGTCCAAGGATATGAAGGTATGTGTCTCACCATACTCCTCGAAACATACACAGAAGATCAACTAGTAGCAGACTCTAAAGCGATCCCAACTATAGACTACACAGATAAAGCAGCAAAAATACGCAAATACAGACCAGATGTATTGGTAAAGGAAACAGATGAATCTTACTTCTATATCGAGGTTAAAAGTCTTTACATGTATATGCTAAACTATGAGAAAAACATAGCCAAATACAAAGCATGTATCGAACAAGGAATTCCCCTCATGGTGTGGATCTTCCAGGAAAACAAACAGGGTCCAATCCATATTAACACCGGTAAGCGTTATAAGCTTTACAGACACTCGTACATAGACGGTATAGCTCATAGATTCGATGAAGATCACGAAGCGTCCTTTATTCCAATGACTCTTGATGAATATTCCGAACTGAGTGCTCAAAAGCCTGAACGAAAAACAGAGTATACAGTACTTTGTAAAAAAATGAAGGAATATTTATCTCAAAACGACGATGTAGATATAATCACGAAAAATATCAACACTCTCAAAATATAAATAAGTTCAACCTTCATAACCCCTTGGAATTATAATAACTTATCAAATCAATTAATTCTACCTGTGCATCTTAAACATACTATAATCCGATTACGTAAAGTAATTCTCTCACGTTCCAATTGCTCACAACGCCTTTGATATGTAAGCTTATCGTTATTTAGTTCTCGTATATTACAACCGTATTTAATCGTGTTGTGAGATTCTGGTTTTCACGTGTGAGATTCTGGTTTTCACGTGTGAGATTCTGGTTTTCACGTGTGATATTCTGGTTATCGTGTAAGAGGCTATTAATAGATGCCATTTATTTATTTATTTATTTATTTATTACTTTTAAATCTGAATTAAGTTCTCTATACATCCCTATCTGACCTTCCATTACTCTATTAAGGTCCTGCACAATCTTACGGTCATTCCTAAGATTTTCTATTAAGATGTCTGCTCGTTTGATTTCTTCCTGTACTCGTTTAGTTTCTTCCTGTACTCGTTTTCTCTCATCTTTCATAGGTTCAGCCCATTCAGTTGCAATAGCTTCAATCTGTATGAACAGGTCTCGTGGAAAAGTAGGATGATATATAATATTGTCTACCTTTTTATCGTCTTCTAAAGTTATAATCATCTTAAGAAGCTGCTCTGGTGTATGAGTACCTACACATGATAAGATATAATCTATTTTTTGTTCATCTGTTTTTTTAACTTTTTCATTCTTAATTTCTTCCTGAACAAATCTTATCTCCTCCAGTATACGATTATATTCCGAGAGTGTGTGTTTCTTTGTTGTCATTTTTATATTATGAATGATTTTTTACGTCTTCCAGATTTTGTTACCTCATAACCCCGTGGGGTTATAAGAACTATCTATTTATGTTAGTTGACGTTTATACATCTTCTAAGTGTGATAATTTCGTCTCCGAACCTGCCCTGTACTATATCTCCGTGGCGTATCCTCATGTATCTTGCCAGTGGGTCTGATGATAGTAATATTGGAAGTTTGTTAGCATTAATTGGAGCCTTTATGAAAGTAATATCTGGAGGATGACGTTGTATGTCTAAAAGATCATAGCTGAGTTCATCAAATGTGAATGTTTCAAATTGGTAGAGAGTGATGATTTCATCTGCAGAATTGGTGATATTTTGTTTTGCATCTGATGTAAGAACAGTGTCGTGTACTATAATTATATGTGTTATCTCTTTAGCCATAGATATGACAGCTTTCACTACGTTAATAGTTACTTTGTCTGTTTTGCTTTTCTTGTTAATGAAGAAGACGATCGCGTTTGAGCCATTAGGCTCTGTCACGATCAATCTGGGTTTTTTCCCAGGAGTGCCTTCCTCATCCGTGTCAATGAAATCTCCTATGACGTAACCTCGTCTGGTGAGCATAAGCTCGGTATAAATACGAACAGTATCCATGCTTACTTCTCTTCAGTTTTCGCACAGACCTTTTTATCATGTTTTGAAGGTAAGTGGTCGTGTATGTGCTTTCCAGTCACTATGAATTGTTTGTCATGATATTCTACGGTATCTACCACTATATTAGACAGAATAAAATCAGTTGAATGTCCAAGGATAGGGATCGAACATTTACAATCATTAAATTTATAATTCTTACCTTTAGGAAAACCATTAACTATGAATATTTGAAATGGTTTGTCTTCACATGTGTCATCGATAGTTGATATGACACAACATATATTATTATGGTTGATTACTACTACACTCTTACTTGTGTATACGTTCCCATGTTTTGGCATCAATGAATGCAATAAGTATGTTATTGCAAACCTGGTACCTCCGTCGGACATCGATATCTCCGCGGGCATCACTTTATTGATTTCGATGCCTTTGATGAAACCGTGATCCTTTGTGCACTTACCAACCTTAGAGTCCGTCAGTTTACGTGTGATATGTTCTAGGATCTTGCGGTCCAAGTACGCTGGTTCTAACGCTATGAGTTCATTTGAAATCGTAACTGAGTGATCATACATGATGAATTCATTCTTTAGTCGTATTCTCCTTATACTATAACTCATGTTTTTTACTCCAAATGATCGAACAAATCCATCTCTCCTTCTGAGTTATAAATTATATGTTTATCCCAACCATCCTCTGGTATGTTGTCTTCATATAGGTGTGAACGTAAATAGTAATCGTCCTGCACATCAGATACGGCGTTTTTATCGTACTGTGTGATGATTGGTGGTTGAACAAAATAAACTACTATTTTCGGGGCCAGTCTGAACAATACGATGTCTATAGCCACATCTAATGTATTTTCTTCGATATAGTCAAGCGCCGCCTTTGCCCCTTTTTTAGATATATAGTAGCACCCTGTTCCTCCAACACTATCCTTCATAATTTCTTCCATGGTAGTCTTTCTCACGACCACAACGCCCTGGGTAGAGAAGTGATTATCGTAAAACTTAGGCACAGTAGTAAAAAATATAAGGTCCGGCTTTTCCTTGTTCTCTGTGATAGTGAATGTCCTTCTCATCTGCTTAACAAATTCATCCCCTGCTTTCACATCATCCTCGAATATCACGTAACCATCTATTTCATCAGGCTCGTGTAGTAACATATCGTACAATCTAATGTGTGATAGCGCGCAACCAATTACCCCCGGCCTCATAAAGTAATTACCTTTCCTACATAACGATCTGAGACGTGGGTTTATGGTCAGTTTGGTACCATCATAAGCGCTCATTATATTCATTTCAGGTAGAATAGATCTTTGTTTGGTGATTTCTTCCATCCTATCAGGTCTTCGATCCAGATTAATGAGGAATGATTTGTAGCGTGTTTTTTCTTTGAACTGTTCCGTATTCAATAGATCATATGCATTGTATTTATTGAAATTGTCAATCTCACTCGTCAAACGTCCAATATGCTTGACGTGGAATCCTGGGAGAAACGACGTCTTGAAGCCAGCTGCAACATACCTCAATCCGAAGTTAAACTCAAACATCATTTCTTTTTTAAACTCTACCTTATTGAATATGGATGTTCTCACCATGCTAGCCGATAAAGTAAAACAGGGGTAGTAGTTACATGAAACACATTGACCATACTTCTTAAAGAATCGTTCCTTGTCTTCGTTAGTTGGGCAGTATTCATGCTCATAGTAGAAAACGTTATTGTTTGTTTTCTTAAGATCCCCACCCTTGATATCATCATTTACAGTTTCTGTGTAATTGTGATTGAACACAACCTGTCCGATGTTCATATCATGATTAAGGATATCAATCATGTCCTTAATGTAATGACGTTTATCTACCAACATTCTGTCATCCTCTATATGAATAAGGTATGGTGTTTTTACCATCTTTGTTATAATCTGCATGCTCTCTGGGTGTCCTTTTTCTTCCGGGCCCTTCGATACGAATTCAAAGAATGGAAACATCTTTTTCATCTCTTTCACGTCTTCTGGATCTGAGTTATCGTCTACGCAGATCCATCTATGGATGAGGTGTCGGTCTAAACAATTCTCGAGGAATCCAGTCATCGTTTTAATGAAGAGATCGAGACGTCTACTTGTTGTGATTGAGAACGTTACTATTGGTAGATTACATAGATAAACTTTGTAGGGCTTGTATGACCTAGATTCTTCATAGTTGTCAAGGACCTGCATGAAGAATTTCTTATTAAACTGTACTCTGTTCATGATGTCTATATCACCATGTCTACTTTCTTCTATCTCGTTCAAGAGGCGATTACCATTATATTTGTTTTCTATTTTATTTGAGTCCATCCAATAATATGATACGGCCATCTCCTCTCTGATAATGTTTGAGTTAGGATATAAACTCAGTAATTCTTTCCCTAGAGCCACAGCAAGGTGGTACAGCTTTCTACATCGCAGATCACGTATGTACTCTTCACGCATTTATTTACAAATACTTGTTTCTTAGAGTGAAAATAATATTGATCGTACTAAAAATACCGACAATGATGTTTATTATGGATAGATCATATAGCTCTACAGAATTGATGTACATTGAGCAAGAGCTTCATAAACGTTACAGAATTGGGGATGTATTCGCAGTACATCTACCATGCTCTCATAGATACAGGGTAAAGAAAGGAGGACGTAAAGAACAACAGATAGAAAATTCAGACAATGTGTTAGACGACCAATCATGCTCGGTGTGCTTCAAACTGAGGTGTTCTGATGATAACCCACCTGATATCGAGTACGTGGCTGAGAAAGATGGTGAAAAACCTAGTATCGAACTATTGAAAGTTAAAGATAAATTCTATCAATGGCTTTATGAGCGCATTAACTGATCAATGATTCTCAAATGTTATAACCATGAATGGTTATAACTAATTAAGTAAAAATAATTTTTAAAAGAAAACCACGTCTTCTATAAGTGAATCTCTGTATGCTTCTAGTTCCTTTCCATTTATACCCTCGATGGAACCAAGGTTAGTGTTCATCAAAAACGTGTCGTATGTTTGAGACAGCCATTCCCCTCTCTTATTGAAAGGTGAATCGTTTGAGATTTTATAAGGTTGGAAAATGTTCCTTACGAACTCACGCTGCTCTGATGTCTGAGGTGATCCCTTCATCTTCCAGAACTCATTCTTCTTGGGAGTCGTTGAATGTTTCGGTCGTGTTGCATGGTATTCAGATGTCCTAATGAATGATTCCTTTGGAGTGATCTTATGTAAATAGCATAGAATAGACGCGACAAGAAGCCCGGACCTTCCATGACCACCCTTACAATGAATGTAAATCTTCTTACACGCCCTGATTTCACGGGTAAGATGGATAACTAATGCACAAAACTCTCGCACGTCTTCAGGGACTCTACGGTCAGGTATTATGAATTGAATGACTTTTGCGCTGGTTCTGTACGGATGTATTTTCCGCTCATCATTCCTAGTGAGATTGACTATTATGTCAACACCCCAGTCCTCTAGTTGTTGGATCTGGTGTTGTGTTGGGTAAGCCCCGAAGAGACATTGGTTGGTGACGAAAAACGCCGAAGTCTCAGTTATAAAAGCCATAATTGGTATACTCTTACTTTAATCTTTATATTTTCAAGTTAATTTCAACTTCTTTCATACTTATCGTTCTAAGGTCAAATAATTGGTTTAAAACGATTTGGAGGAATGCTTTCTAAATAAAAGAATGGAAGTCGTAAAACGAGATGGAAGACGTGAGCGCATCATACTCGATAAAATAGCAAATAGGATCACATCCCTATGTCAAATGGAACCTCAGCTCCATCAAATCGTCGACCCAGTAAAAGTTGCCATCAAGGTAGTGGAAGGATTATATGATGGTGTTACTACAGTAAACCTAGACATCCTCGCGGCAGAAACTGCCGCTACCATGACAACTCTCCACCCAGATTACGCCAGACTTGCCGCACGCACAGCCGTATCAAATCTCCATAAAGAAACCAAACATCACTTCTCCGATGTTGTATACGACCTATATCACTACGTTAACCCAAATACAGGCTATCACACTCCGATCATAAGTGAAGAATTATACTGTATTGTCATAAATAACAAAGATCTTATCGATGGCTGGATTGACTATAATAAAGACTATGGTTATGATTATTTTGGCTTCAAAACATTAGAAAAGTCTTATCTACTCAAACTGAATGACCGCGTCGCAGAGCGTCCGCAACACATGCTTATGCGTGTCGCGCTAGGTATTCACGGAGCGGACCTAGAAGCTGCTAAGAGGACATATGATCTTACTAGCGATAAATATTTCACTCATGCGACACCAACACTTTTTAACTCAGGCACACCAAACCCTCAGATGTCATCGTGTTTCTTGATTGATATGGACGATGACAGCATCAACGGTATATATAAAACATTAGCCGACTGCGCCAAGATCTCTCAATACGCTGGAGGCATCGGTCTCGCAACACATAAGATCAGAGCTACCGGATCGTATATAGCAGGAACAAACGGTACTTCAAATGGAATTGTACCAATGCTGCGTGTATACAACAACACTGCTCGCTACGTCGATCAAGCAGGACGTAGAAAAGGATCATTCGCTATGTACATTGAGCCTTGGCACGCAGACATATTCGAGTTCTTAGATCTCAAAAAGAATACTGGCTCTGAGGAACATAGAGCCAGGGATCTGTTCTATGCCCTCTGGATATGCGACCTATTCATGGAACGTGTGAAGGAGAATGGTACGTGGTCTCTCTTGTGTCCTAATGAATGTAAAGGCTTGTATGAGGTTCATGGTAAAGAGTTCGAAGAATTATACCTTAAGTACGAACAAGATAGGTCAAAAGTGAGAAGAGTAATAAAAGCCCAAGATCTATGGATAAAGATCATCCATTCTCAGATAGAAACAGGGACACCGTACATGCTCTACAAAGACGCTTGCAACGCGAAAAGTAATCAACAAAACTTAGGAACTATAAAGTCCTCCAATCTATGTGCTGAAATATGCGAGTACACGGACAAAGAAGAAATCGCTGTATGTAACCTGGCATCGATTTGTCTCCCTAAATTTGTAAAACGCGTCGATGAACGGATAGATGATGTCTTTGAATTCGATCATGATCTATTATATATAATTGTAAAACATGCCGTGTATAATCTCAATAAAATAATTGATAAGAATTTTTATCCTCTTCCTGAGGCAAGGCGCTCTAATATGCGTCACAGACCGGTCGGATTAGGTGTGCAAGGGCTCGCCGATGTATTCGCTATTATGCGATTACCGTTCGCATGCGAATCAGCTAAAATCCTCAATAGAGAAATTTCAGAAACTATGTATTTCGCTGCTCTCGTTGCGTCACATGAACTAGCTTTACAGGACGGCGCGTACGAAACGTTTAATGGGTCTCCATTGTCTGTAGGTTTGTTTCAGTTTGACCTATGGGACGGCCAAACACAATTGAATGGTAGATGGGATTGGGAACAACTACGTAGAATGATAGTGAGAGATGGCGTCCGTAATTCACTCTTAATAGCGTTGATGCCAACGGCATCGACTGCGCAGATTATGGGAAATAATGACGCGTTCGAACCGTTTACCTCGAACCTATACACAAGAAGGGTCCTATCTGGAGAGTTCATAATAGTCAATAAGTATCTTCTAAATGATCTCATGGAACTAGGTCTATGGAATGATGAAATGAAGGAAATGTTAATGCAATATAACGGATCAGTACAGAATCTCAATATCCCTGATGAACTGAAAGAAATATATAAAACAGTGTGGGAGGTCTCAATGAAAGACGTGATAGATATGGCCGCCGATAGAGGTAGGTTCGTAGACCAATCTCAATCTATGAACCTATTTTTAGAATCACCTCAGATCGATCGTGTGTCGAAGATGCACATGTATGCATGGAGCAAGGGATTGAAAACAGGTATGTACTACTTACGGACAAAGAGTGCAATGAATGCAGTGAAGGTGACATTAACACCCCAAAAAGAAAAATATAAGAAAGAAGACTGTGGTAATGAATGCCTCATATGTAGTGCTTGATATTTATTATTCCATTACTCCTAGGAGTAATAGATCTATTCACATAAAGATTTATTCACATAAAACAATCACCTATACTGAAGCTTACTCAATAACTCAGGATTGTAATCGCCCACCTCCTGCTTAATCCAACCCCACGCTAACTTAGGCCGTTATAGGTAAGGTATGTGGAGGTTGGTTTACCTCCCGTATTCTGCTCGGACAATCCCACCAATTGGGTGGGATTGTCCGAGCAGAATATTTCATAATCGGAGCTATCAAGCATCCTATTTATATGATGATCAATAGATTCCATCTCAAACATATGAGCCACATCTCTGCAGCTGAAACGTATACCTTCTCTGCTTCTGACACCTCGAACCTCCACCTCATGTACGTTGTCTTCAATGTCTCTAAATTTTTCATCTTCGTTGAGCTCCAATAGATGAGGTAGCGGTTTGTACTTGTACGCGTCCTGGTTACCTGTTAATCGGGGGAGGTTGTTATGCACCCATTCCTCAGATATGCTTTACAGTTTTCAGGTGTAGCCAGAGCCCAAGTATTTGTTCGTTTGCTGTGTGCTGGGATGTTTTTCTTTCTTATAACGCTCCTCTGGGATTTGATGCACCCTACGAAGAACGGCCTGTCAAATGTGATCAGGTCGGTGAGTAGGTATACGTTTGAGCCTTGGAATGATATTGTTTTTGGGATATCTGTTAGACCGGCCATTTTTACATATTCGGTTGTTTTTGGAAGAAAAAATTCAATTAATAAAGAAATTTGTATCTCCTAGGAGATGTGAAGGTTGGATTATCTCCAGTTCTGCTCGGACAATCCCACCAATTGGGTGGTTTGGATTTTCTAATCTTTTTAAAATCCTCATTATTCCATTACTCCTAGGAGTAATAGATATATTCACATAAAACAATCACCTATACTGAAGCTTACTCAATAACTCAGGATTGTAATCGCCCACCTCCTGCTTAATCCAACCCCACGCTACCGTACGATTCACTCTCAATCCAACTTTATCAAATATATCATTCCTCCTTATGACACCCACAGGATATAGAAGATCCTCTAAATACTCACGCACTTTACACCTAAACGCCTCCTCACTAGGATCAG